CACGTCCTCTTAAAATCGGTCGTATTAATTCAGCTGTTCTGGTACGTTCGTCTTCCGTTTGACAATTTGCCAATATCTCATTTCTCTTCTCTGTAGATATAATGAAAGCGTCATTATATCCAGTAAGGACTCCACGATATATGTTAATATTCCAGTCTTTGAGTGGAGTACCTATAGTATCTATTTTTTGTTTGATACTTTGCTCAATAGGTGAAAGTATCACCCATGAATCAGAAGAAGCGAATCTACACTCCACAGCCTGTTGCTGCACTAAAACGCTCGTTATGTTTCTACCAAAAAGGTTTTGATATAGCGTGCTAATGTATTTCTATCAACTTTACATATTACAGCAATTTTCCGCTTAGATATATTTGCATTTAAAAGTTCCTGAATCAAGTTCCTTTTTTTATATAATTTGTATTTTTCAGGAGAGCTTTTCTTTCCTTTTGGACGGCCTAAGATTACACCCTCTGCTTTTTTTCGTAATAATGCTTCTTTGGTGCGTTGGCTAATTAGATTACGTTCAATTTCTGCCGATAAGCCAAAGGCAAATGCTAATACTTTGCTTTGAATATCCTCGCCTAAACGATAATTGTCTTTGATTGTCCAGACCCTACATTCTTTACTCATGCAAAGGTTAAGAATTTCCATTATCATAAAAAGATTTCTTCCTAAGCGTGAAAGTTCTGCACAAATTATAAGATCGTCCTTTTGGATTTGCTTGAGTAGTTTACCTAACTCTCTTTTGCTATAGGATTTTGTACCGCTGATGGTTTCTTCTATCCAACCATCAATTTTTAAATTTTCACGTTCGCAGAAATTATTAATTTCGAAACGTTGGTTTTCTACAGTCTGTTTGTCACTGCTTACTCTAATGTATCCGTAAATCATATTAAATTGTTTTATTCAATATGCTACGAAAGTATGTTATATGTTGAATAAAACTATGGTAAACCTAAATAAAGAAAAATAAATAATCCCCAGCTATTTTATTTTTGTTTCTTAATCGAAGTGATATAGTGATGGGAAACATCTTGATTTGTGTCATAAATGTGTCATATATAAAAGAAAAAGGAGCTAAGTTTATCACTTAACTCCTTCATTTTCACCAGTCGGGGTGACTGGATTCGAACCAGCGACCACACGCCCCCCAGACTTTAAAGATTATGGATTGATAATGTCTGATTATCAAGAATTAAGCTTTTTCTTTTGTTTTTTGGTTTACACTATGGTTTACAATAGTGTAAACTGCTGCTGTTAATATTAAAATTAATAATTCACTCAAAAATTACTCAAGAACGACCTTTCTCAATGTATATCTAAATCAATATTGGCTAAATTAAATTCGTAACCTAATATTTTTTTTGAGAAAATAATCCTTTGTATTACTGATGTGTACAAAGATACAAGATAGTTTTCCTATTGTAAAAATATGGTAGATAATAAAACTTAATAGAATGTTTCTAGTTAACGTTTTATTTACAATTTGTTTCCACCTCCTTCTCAAATCCCCTTCAAACCCTTATACATGTAATAAATAAAACAATAACAATAGAAAAATCAAAGTATAAATCAAAAACGAAAAATACATCCCGGTTCGTCTAAATTTCAGAGAATGGTTTAGATTGGATTGGAAGGATAGGCAGCTGGAAGTAAATATAACAGCTTCAGTCTTTATATTGAACCTTGATGTGTCTATTGAAGAGCTGAGCCAGAGTGAGAAACTTATGGCAACGGCTCTTTTTTTGTTCCGTCTCATATTCCTTAAAAGCCTTATTTATAAGAAGATAAATGAAATACTAATTATAAAATAAGTTTAATAATATGAGAAAATAGAAATGTTGTTTTTAGATTTTTTAAAGATGTGGCTGATTGTAATTCGAGCCCTCATTGAAGTATTGGAAGATATGCGTAAAAAGAAAAAAGCATAATATTCCAGAGTTAATTAACCGGAGAATGATATGTTATTCTCCAAGTGACTAACAATAATGATGTACAATATGAAAGAAAGGACATCAAAAGCAATGGATTCTGTTATTTTGGAGGAAGTTGCACAAGGAAAAGAACTTAGCATCAGAAATAATGAAGATATTACAGATGCTGAAATTATTGAAGATGATGATAAGTTTTGGGCAGAAGAAAATCATCCCAACTTTATCGAATCTAATACCTCAGCAATTTCGCTTGAGGAACTAACTACAAAGAATATTATACCAACATTCAGCGATAATACACTAACTATTTCGCACCAGAACTTTATCGGTGCAGTAACGAAAGTCGCTGAACAGGTTTTTGGAGGATTAACTCCGGTTGAATGCAGGGTATCGCATCCTATCATAGGAAGAATACCCTCAGCACAACACAAAAAAGCGAGTGAACTAAGAGAAGATGAAAAGACAGTGTTCTACCAGCGTTTAGCATGGGTAGCACATGTAAAGAATCTAACTCGTACCATAAATAACCAAACAGTTCATCTTTGTATAGGTGGAGTGAGAAGTTATAGCGAAGATAAACTCTACAGAACACAGACCGCAATGAAATTTAAAATCTTTGTCGGTTGGAAAGTGAGAGTATGTTCGAATCTATGTTTAACATGTGACGGATTTTCAGGAACGATTGAATGCATGACCGAAGCTGATATAATGCAGAAAGCTTTGGAATTATTCAGCGGTTTTAATCCACACAAGGAAGAAACATTGAGACTTTTGGAGAATCTGAGAAATACAGAAATCTCAGAGGAACTATTTTGTAAGATTATAGGTAGGCTCAGATTATATCAGTTCCTGCCTGTGAACGAACAAAAACTACTACCATCGTTGACTATAGGCGATCAAGCTGTGAATGCGATGGTGAAAGGTTATGTATCAAATCCTAATTTCGGAAAGAAAGAGGGAGAGATTTTAACTTGCTGGAATCTGTTACAACTGGCTAATGAAGCGGTAAAGGGATCATATATTGATACTTGGCTTGACAGAAACCAGAATTGTACTGATTTTGCGTTAGGAATCCAGAAAGCCATAGAAGGTAACGATACCGAAGGCTACAACTGGTTCCTACATTGAAATATAAGGGCATTTTATCCTTATAAGATACCGGAGGAGGTATAGAATATCAAAGTTTATTAGAAAACAGAATTATAAACCGAGATAATCTATACCTCCTCTTTTTGTTTCACCATTAAATAAAAACAGAAATGATAGACGTAAATACAGAACTTTTCAAGAGAACTGCACCTGTGAGAAAGATTGGAATTATAGAAAATCTGAAGCAGGAAGAGTTATCCAGAGTATCGGAAACAACCATACTAAGAATCGTCAAGGAGACAGGACGGAGAATAAGAGGTACAAGGGATTATGAGTTTTATGTACATCCCGACAGAAGAAAAGGCAACAAATGGAATTCTGTGATAGAAGGACTTTGGCTCTACAAAGGAAAACTTAGTGTTATGGTATATGTTCAGTTCAGTAATACAGATACCAGTTTAACAGTTCATTTCAATGATTTCTTTAGGAAAGGAGATTTCAAAGGAACAATAAAAAGGGATGACCGTTATGGAAATCTACAAACCTACTATTATGTGTATGATGAAAAAGATAAAGTGGAAGTTATCAGAAGCTTTTGTCTTGAATACATTAATACAAAGTATAAATCAAAACTTAGTAATAACGAATAAAAACAATAAAGACTATGTGTAAATTCAATAAACCTCAAATACCAGCTGGTGCAACGGCTGATGAAAGAAGAGCAATCTATTTTGATGCTCTTTATTCACTTGATATGAATGATAAGGTAGAGAAGAGAGAAAATCTTAGTTACCTGAGCTGGGCTAATGCTTGGGCTGAATTCAAAAGAGCCTATCCAAGTGCAACCTATAGAATCGTGAAGGATCCAATCACAAATCTCCCATACTTTGCAGATGAGAGAACAGGTATAATGGTATATACGGAAGTTACAGTAGATGAAATAACTCATGAAATGTGGCTTCCTGTAATGAATACTTCCAATAAGGCGATGAAACTTGAACCATACACTTACAAAGTTTATGATAAGTTCAAGAAGGAATATGTTGAAAGAATGGTTGAAGCAGCTTCCATGTTTGACATCAACAAGACCATTATGAGATGCTTAGTGAAAAACTTGGCAATGTTTGGTCTTGGACTTTATATTTACGCAGGTGAAGATATTCCGGAAAAGATGGTGGAAGATAATACCATCCAACAGGAACCAGCACCTGTTCAACCCAAGAGAACAAGAAAAAGCAGACCTATCCAACAGCCGGTACAGGAAAAATACGCCGGCATCCGAATAGCTCTACAGCAATGTAAAACTCAGGATTCATTGATGGAACTTTATAAGCAACATCAGAATGAAGTAACGGGTAATACTGAAATCAAGGCGTTATTTACAGAACGAAAATTACAACTTAATCAAGCAGTTTAATTATGGCAACAAAAAGAATAGAACTCAAGGAAAGTGGTGTGGTTTTTAATGAAGAGCTGCACCAATATTGGCTGGGAAATAAACAGCTAAGTGGAATTACTGGAATGTTACAAAGACAGTTATTCCCTGATGAATTTGAAGGGATACCGGAATACAGAATTAAATCAGCAGCTGAATATGGTACTCAGGTCCATATCTCAATAGAAGATTTTGATAAGAACTGGATTAATGATGGAACCCAGGAAGTAGCGGATTACATTGAAATCTGCAAAGATCATGGGCTGGTTCATGAATGCTCTGAATATACAGTTACAGACAGTAAAAACTGGGCAAGCAACATTGATAAGGTTTACAGAGTTGATGATACCACATTTGATATATGTGACATTAAGACCTATGGAACAATGACAGCTGAAAAACTTGAGAAAGCAAGATGGCAACTCAGTATTTACGCCTACTTATTTGAACTTCAGAACAAGAAGGCTAAAGTAGGAAAACTCTTTATAATGCACCTTAGAAACAAACCAAAGAAGGATGGAACATTCGACCATATAGCAGATTTAATTCCAATAAGTCGAATACCATCTGAAATTTGTAAAGAACTTCTGGATTGTGATTTACGAGGGGAACAATTTGAAAACCCTTACAATATTCCAGAAGAAATCAGAAATCATGAATCGGAAATAAGGGAATTGATTCAGACAAAGAATGAAGTTGAGGAAAGACTTAGTACCCTCAAATCAAAGATTCTTTTAGAAATGGAAATGATGGATGTTAAGTCGTGGTTTACAGATACGATGAGACTTACCAGAAAATTACCGGGAATCAGAACTTCTTTCGACCTACAGGCATTCAAAAATGATCATCCTGATATTGATTTTGAATCCTACATGAAGACCTCAAAAGTGGCTGGGTCATTGGTAATAGCCATTTAATAACTCGGGAAATAGACCGGGGAGATAATCATATAAAAGATGTCTCTCCGGTCTTTTTTTATGTATAACTTATGGATATGAAGAAAGAATATTACTGCCCGATATGTGGTAGAATGCTTATAAAGTCAGAAATCGAAGGTTACAGTTTTCAATGCTCTTACTGCGATGAAGACTTTACAGAATCAGAAGTAATAATTAAAACAGAAGAAAACAATGAGAAAACAGAAAAATAACAAACAGCAAAGTATGGAGTTCCTTTTTGGTAAGGAAAATGCCAAGAAATCAATGTATCAGACAGTCTATGAAACACATCATGAGACAGTAAGAGAATGTGCCTGTTGTGGTAAACCAATGACAAGATCCGAAGTAAATGATTTCGGTAGTCTTTGTGAGGATTGTTACATGAAGGAATATTACGGATGATGGAAGAGATAATATACAAAGGAAATAAGATAATATGTTTCTCTTCCAATGATTTTGAAGCATTTATAATTAACGAAGACGGTGACATAGATAGTAAAACATTTATAACTCTATCTGCCGCCCAAAAATGGATAGACAAATATGGATAATGAAAAATATAGTGAGCGGATTTGTCGTATAATATGGCATGATGCTTTACAAAAATCTATCAAACCTCTCTCATGGGGTATCAATTTCAGTAGCATCAAAGTGATAGATAAAGGAACTGAGTTTAACTTCCAGACTCAAACCGTTATGGGTCAAGTCAGAATCCAGTATTCCGAAGGCACAGGATTATTCAATGTTACCGTGAGACTTGATAACAATGAAGATAGTCCAATTATCATGAAAGATATAGATTTGAAAAGACTTGTTTTCCTAATAGATAGAAACATAAAACACCGTGTACCTGTAGAACATGGTGTTGCTGTATGAATGAGTTGTTCTACAATGTATGGAGGATATGTGATTTAAAAGTCATGTATCCTCCTTTTTTATTAATAACAGTCTAAAAATCAAGAAGAATTATGGAAAGATATGCACTTGAACAAAGCCGTGAATACAAAGCGGCTATGGCTTTAGAAGATGCACTGAACAATACGTGCTTTGACTATAAGATGTTTGCAGAGTCGGTGAAGTATTATCATCCGACTTTACAACAGAATCTGTTCAGACTTATAAGAGAAATCATAAATGTACAGTCTGACGAGAACAGATACTACGATGCAAGAAACAAAGCTTCACATGAGGTAGCAAAGAAACTGAAGGCCGTAGTGGAAAATGAGTGTTTACCTTATATATGATTATGTATGGAAAATAATGATTATAACTTGGAGCTGGCTAAGTATATCTGGTCAGTTCTTAGAATGCAGATTGCGATATTCACGTCTTGGGGAGTTGATCCTGAGAGTATGAAAGTGATTGAAGGAGGTCTGGAGTTTCATTGTCAGGGATTCAAACATATAGGAACAGTAAGAATAATCCTGAACGAGGGAACAGATCTTTTTGAGATACATCTTATTCCCGATACTGAGGGAGAAGAGAAAATAATAGAAGACGTTTATGTAGACATGCTCGTTTCTGTGATAGATGAGAATGTGGAGAAAACGGAAGACTATGAAAAACGGATTTCTGAAGAATATCATATTATGGAGCTTTAGAAAATCTGTGAGAAAACGAATCCTGGGAAAAGTAGGAAAATCTGAAAATCCGAAATTCTCAGGATTTCGTGTTTTATGTGACGGGCTTAATGGGTATTGAACGTTCGTTTGATATCCGTGAAGAGTGTTAATGAAATGTTAAACAAATATGGAGAAGCAGAAATATGTCGCCTATCTCAGACAGTCCACGAAGAAACAACAAAATTCAGGACTTGGAGTAGAGGCGCAGAGAGAAATAATACACAAATATCTGAAGGACACAATTCCAATTTCTGAATATATCGAAACAGAGAGCGGAAGAAAATCTGACAGACCTAAACTTACTGAAGCTTTGGGAGAATGTAGAAAAAATGGAGCTACGTTGATAGTTGCCAAACTTGACAGACTTTCCAGAAATGTAGCATTCACCAGCAAACTATTGGAGAGTGATGTGGAAATCATATTCTGTGATTTTCCGGAAGCAAACAAACTTGTCCTTCATATCATAAGCAGTATAGCGGAATATGAGGCTGGACTTATATCACAGAGAACAAAACAGTCATTGGAAGCTAAGAAGGCAAGAGGATGCAAGCTTGGAAAACCGGAGAATCTTTTGGAAAAACTGGATCAGGCTATCGAAAACAGTAACAGGACTAACAGAATGAAAGCTCTCGATAATCCAAACAACAAACGAGCTGCTGCATATCTGAGAGTCCTGGTAAAAGAGGAAAAATCATTATCTGAAATGGCGAGAATTCTGAACAAGGAAGGATTTGTAACTTCCCAAGGAAAAAGTTTCCAGCCATCACAAGTGAGTGTATTAATCAGACGTTACGGATTATGAATTACTACTACAGATACCACTTCTATGTTATTCAGAGTGGTAAGAAGATTAAGTTTTATGTATGTGCTAATAATATTTACTCGGCTTATTCAAAGGTAAACAAACTGTATCCTGAAGCCGAGAAAATACAAATGCTGCATACGGAAAGAATATGATAGAACTTAAAAACTATTGTCATCCCAGTTTTCTTCACGGTGGAGTTTAGAGGATGGCACATTACTATATTATATGGAACCTAGATATGTATTGATACTGGATTATTGCTGCGGAGCTTTAAACATAATAGAGCTGACAGAAAAGGAAATAAACGAATCCTATAATTATGATGATTTTGAAAGTTTCCTTATGACTATTGAGGAGAAGTATGGATTTAGATTGTCTGATTGTAATTGGATGACTACTGAGAACTTAAATATTTATAGATACAAAAATGGAAAGGAGATTTGATTATGCCTAATTGGTGCAGCACAGATTATTATGTTGTCGGATCTAAGAAGGAAGTATTGGATCTGAACAAGAAGATGGAAAGACTTGAGAATAGAAAGAAGTCATTGGTAAAGAATGATTTTGGTAATACATGGCTTGGAAATCTTGTAAAATCCCTTGGCGGTGACTGGGAGAAAGTATATTGCCGTGGTGAATGGATGTGTAGGGATTATAATAAGGAGAAAAATACCCTAACCTTCACAACAGAAACAGCTTGGTGTGAAATGGATGAATGGAGGAAGTTTATCGAATCCTGTTACAAGACCATAAAGATACTGTTTGTCACTGAAGAACCTGGTTGTGGAATATACCAGACTAATGACTTGGAAGGTGTATTCTTTAAGGATAGATATATTCTGGATTATGGTGAAGATATAGAGTATTTTGAAACCATAGATCAGGCAGTGGAGTTTATTGAAGAACTTCTAGGAATAAAGATAGAAGACAATACGATAGATGGTATTCAAGAGAGATTGGATGAATATGTTGAGGAGAATGAAGATGAAGAGGATTTATTCTTTTCTTTCAATGAGTTTGAAGAAGTAGATGATTAATGTAATGATAAGGGAGACTATCTGTAAAAAGGTAGTTTCTCTTTTTTTCTCTCTTCTTTAAATGAATAAATAAACTACAACCAAAAATATTCTATACCCTATATAATATATACAAAGAAAAAGAATGGTACTATAGTTGTCTTCTGGTTTTGATGAATGAATATGGATAAAAGATTGGGTTAGGGGGTAAGGAGTATATACATAATACCTGACAAGGTGGAATAAAAAATCTCCAAAGACTTCAAAAACCTTTATAAAAGATAGTATTCCCTGAATAAAATATTCCATTATCCTATCGGTTATGTAATAATAACTCTAACTCTTACCCTTGTCCCAGTTTTATATTATACTATTAGTGGGACAGTTTTGAATAATAAGATAAGTATTTGATTACTAAATGTTTTATTCGGGTATGAAATATAAGTACAATATCCAATTTTATTTTACTGGGACACAAATATCCGATTATTTCCGTCCATGAAGCTGCTAAAATCCTTATCTTTGAAAGAAATAATACTCTTTATCAGAGCGTAATATTGAACAAAAAACGTATATTTGTAAAGTCTGGCCGGAGAAATGGTTGGACTATAATAGAAAGCGTTTTTTGCTTTTATCCTGCAACTGAAATCGCCAATTTCAACAACAGAGGGATAAAGGACAATATTACGCTCCTTTTCTGTTTGTGTATGTTCTTGGTACAGCCCATGTTGTATCAACTAACATAACATACAGGCATAGGGGTATTGTTTCTTTTTATTCATTTCTGTATGGTGTTTGGCGATAACATACATAAATCGTTATAACTTATTGATATATAAAATAAAAAGCCCGCTTGTTAAGAAAGCGGGTAACATTTCAGTAACAAAACGGCTAATTTATTGCCTTTGGCGGGCTTTTCTGATACAAAGATAGAATTTCCATCTGAAACAGCAAAAACACGCATACAAAGCTCCTCAAAAAAGCACACATCCAAATAGTACTTTCAGAGGCTCTATTGATACTTTTCCGTCGTTTTCCCGTTGTTTTCTCACTCGTTCTGGTATGTCTGGTATGAAAAAGAGTGGCACAACCTCCCGGCTCTCCACTCTCACACTTGATAATTATAAAAATTGGGTAGTTAGAAATTACTCTAAAATGGATATTAATTTTATATGTGGGTTGCCAATTAAGAATTTCCCTGTAGGATCTTTCTGGCTATTTGGTATAGGTGGGATAAGTTTCTCCTTTACAGAAAATATTCCTGTACTTTGTGTGACATCTACTCCAGCATCAAGATCCGTTAGTTCAACATTCCTAATCGTTAAGCAGTCCGCTTTCCCTATCTCTACAGCGATCCCGTCAGATTCTACCATTTGCTCTATAATATCATTCTCTTTCAAGTCTGGAATAGGGCAAGATAGATAGAGCACATAAACGCCTGTTTCTTTGATCTTCTCAATCTTTGGAACTGTTGAGAAATCAACATTTGTGCAGTCCGCTTTATACACCCTTTCCCCAACCTTAAAGCATGGATCATTGTATGGGTAAGTACACAACTCTACTTTTCTCCCATCTTCACTAATATTTGAAACTCTTGCGGTTTTTATTATCCGTATAGTTCTATTCAGTTCATCACATATCCCCAATGTTCCTGCTGAAACAATATCACCAACGCTTAACTTTTGATGTTCTTTATCAAAAGTGAAACCGCCCGGCAAAATATCTGGTTTGCCTGTAAAATGGGATTGCTGGCTTCCAAAAGGTATGTTATTCACATTCATGTTTGTATGAGTTTTCAACATCTAAAACAACAGAGTAGCCAATAATCGGATGTAGATCATTCAATATCCCCATTACATTATCATCAAGTTTATGCAATTCATTAAAATACATATTTTTAAGGGCTTCTTCCTCTAAAAGATTTCCGATTGCATTTTGTAATGAAAGGCACATTTTCACTATATTATCAATATCCGCTCTAATCTTTTGTGGTGTGGACTTTTTAAGCATGGCATTTTTCATTAACAAGTTCTACATTTCCCAAAATATCATCAGAGAGGGTATAGCCGTAAATTTCACCCAGTGAATAAACCGCTTGACTTAATTCTCCAATAATTTCTCTTGCTCTTTCTTGGAATTGTTCCACCACTATATCCAACTCTGATATAGCTTTCATGTCCTTTTTCGCTTTGGTGAGGTTACGCATAAGGCTTAAAATTGATTCCCGTGCCTCTTGATAGTTTGCTGGCTCGTTTGCATAGCTAAAGCCATTTTGTTTGTTCATATCCATATTACTACAGTTTATTGATTATACAATTCAGTTTTTCCGCTTTCTCAACTGCCATAAGGTCAGCCCTTGAATAAAGAACCTTTGAACGAATGGAAGCACCCCCACGGGTAGTAGTGATCAATCCTTTTTGTACCCACTTCTTTACCCGGCACTCCTGAAACTCCCTGTACGCCTCACGCTGTGATATGAGATCTTTTGCTGGAGTAATGCGCTTTGCATAGTTCGCTGCTCCGAGTCCCGCCATCTCTGCACACAGATTTTTCAGTTCATATAGTTCTATTACAATCATAGCATATAACCTTATCGTTTCTGCGAACAAAGTTATATGCTATGATCCGAACAAACAAATAAAATTCAATCTATTTTGTTGATAATCAGCAAAATGTGTTCATCAAACACACTTTGATGTGTTCAATAAACACACTTGCTGAAATCCATATATCCAATCTTCTTCCCGAATGTCTCATGTGGCTTTCATAAACAAAAAAAGCCACCAATATAGGCAGCTTTCCATATACTTACTTATTATACCGGATCAATCGTACACTTTATTTTCGATCTGCACAGTAATCCTATTAATATCTCTATCGTATGTACCATCTACGGTAAAATATTGGGTAGCCTCATTCACTATCCACCAAGTTTCCGTTACGCTTCTACTTACATCATTTTCTAATACATATTGCCAGAACTCGTTACGGCTTGAAAAATCCATCAATCCAGCCATCTTATCATAGTATCGGGCAATATATGTTACATGATCAATGGATTCATTTATTAAGTCCATTTCCTTTTTATAGACTTCTATTCCATTGGCGTATGTGTTAAAGTCACCAATAACAGTTATATCAGTCATTTCATTTTCTGTGTTACCACTGAAAACGATCCGATATTCATTGTCATTCGTTTTATAATGATAGCTTAGTTCTGTCTTACCCAGTGTTCCACCCTCGTTTGCCAAAGTGCCATCTTTAAAGTTGTCTTTGACATATTGGGGACTTTTCCCGATAAATGAAACCAACTCACTAACATCTATTGACGTATTGGTTGGCACTGCTGGCTCATCTTCTTTGCTGCATCCTGTTATCAAAGCTATCAGGCAAAGCGTAAATAGGATCTTTCTCATATCGCATTCATTATAGATTAAAATTCCTCTTTATGAGAGATCCATCCTTAAAAAATAGCGTGGACGATCACTCATTGGTAAAGAGGCATCGCCACAACGCCCACACTCCATAAGTAACGCCCACGCACAACGTGGCGTTTCACTTATTGCTTTTTGGAGTGTTGAATTATTGGCGATTTTCTTTACCCAAAAACAATAGCAAACGCTATAATTTCTTTAATACGATACAAATATATCGTGTTTATTACATATAACAAACAAAAGAGAGGCTTTTTTATCACCTCTCTTCTGTATTAACCCAGTTAATACTTCAATATGTATCTTTGCCTACATATCTAATCTTTATGTTTATGCCACCAGCTATTTCTACAGCTGCTTTCCCATAAACATTTACAAGTACTTTTGCATACTTCCCAGCCACAGCGATAGCAAGGTATGAGTTATCGAATATGTCAATGGTTACAATAGCATGATCGCCAACATTTACAGAGGCTTTGGAGTTGTGCCGGATATAGATGTTTGAAACAGCAAACCCGTCATACTCCAACATTGCTTTGCAGTCACCGTTCAACACTACATCTTTCCTGTTTTTCTCCACAACTTCATCATCCACATACACACCGTAATCCTCGCATTTTCCTTTGAAGTTCGTGCGTAGGAAGTCCAGTGTTGGATAATCATTCTTTATACAGAAGTCTATCCCTCGTATATACAATTCAGCAAGGGAATCCACGCCCAAACCCGGTTTGAGCTTCATTTGCCACAAACGGCACAATCCCTTTGCTATTCCATCCTGTTTGATTTGGTGTACCAGTTCCATATTACGATATTCCTTGTGATAGTAATGAATTATCTTTGTTTTCTATTCTCTTTAACGAATCAGCAATTTCATCAAGTCTTCTACAATAACGTGTGTTTTCCGCTATTTCTATTTGATAAATAAGATATTGCCTCATAATCGCTATCTGATCGCTCTGGTTGATTACAAAGGCATTCAAACGCCCGGCAATCACACCTCCTGTTTCCTCGCTCATGGAAGTAACAGCACCAGTAAGAGGATCGGCTTCCTCTTCTTCTTCCGTCTGATCCTTTATCCAGTCGCCTACACTCTCCAAAGCCATATTGAATTTATCCGCTCCCAGCTTCACCATTTCCTCAAACCGCTTCTTCTCATAGTCTGATAGCACATTGTCTTGCATGGCTTCACCAAGATAAAGCACGGCATCATTAATGGCTTTAGCAAGGAACTGGCGTTTTAAGGCTTCCACAACCGCATTTTTCAGCGTTTCTTTTGTCACTTCACCCAATGCTTTTGCGGCATCCTCACCTTGACAATAAGCATCTACCAGCGCATCGGCAAACTCATCAATGGCACTTTTCACATCAGTTCCGGCAAGCGTTTCAAGCATATCACGCTCCAAATCATCAAGCTGTGTTTTAATATCCTTAATGGCTTCCTCCCATTCGGCTATTTTATTGTTGTCGGTGTCCTTTTTCTCTTTTTCCGCTTGTATCTGTTGTTCTATAAGTTTCTGTGTTTCTATTAAGTTTTGTCTTTGCAAATTGTATAAATCAAACATATCTCCGTTGTTTTGTTCTTCTTCCAGAGTGTTTTTGAGTTCCTTTATCTGTTTTGTAAGTTGGGCATACCTTATGAAGTCCCAGCTTTGACGGGCGACAACCGCCTGTTGCTCCAATGCGGCTATCTCATCTTCAATACCCTGTAACCTCTGCTGGTGCGCTGCCTTTTCCTCATCACTATATACCCAGAAAGTCTGATCGTATGAATGTTGCAGTCTGTCAAAGGCATTAGACAACGCATCCACATCCGCCTGTATGTTCTGTATTCTTTCCTCCAGTTCATCATCATTGTTAAACAGCCCGGCAATCCACTGGATAGCCTGTAAGGCAATGGATATGGCGGCAAGGATAACAGAGCCTTTTTCTGCCGTTGCTATGGCTGCTGACATGGCGATACCAGCGGTTGCAACACCTTGTATCATCTGGATAGTGGATTTGCCAGTTTCACCAAGTAAATCACCCAGTACATCGCAACTGTCTATGGCATCATTTACGAAGTTGAAACATCCCTCGGTTGCATCCGCAAGGTTGCTCCAGTCCGTTTTGATCTGCTTTGAGGTTTTCTTTGATCCATCCTGTTGCTTCTTGAATACCTGTGTAAGTGAGTTTCCAAGTGCCTTGAACGGATTAACATCAAGTATTTTCCGCTTTGCCTCATCCAGTTTATCCAGAACTGCGTTAAGGTCTGCCGGATTCAGTTTAAGATCGGCTGTATTCATTTTCTCCTGAATATCCTTAACCAGTTTGTCTATCTGTTCAACGGTCAAAGAATCCAAGTCTGTAAACAGATTACGCCAACTGTCGCTCTGCATGAGGAATGAAGCGTTTAAGGCGGAAAGTGCCTCATTCTCGCCCTCATTCAACTTCTTCAGGATCTCTTCATTGTTTTGTGCAATGGCTTGTGATCGCAACATCGCATATTCATCCTGAATGGCTTTCTTTTGTTCCTCATAACTTCTGTAATTATTCAGTATCTTATCCTGAATTTCTTTATCCGCTTCCGCCTGCTTCTCCGATATGAATAGGCTTGCTTCCGCTTTCTCATCTTCACCTACCAGCCCTGTACTTCCGCTTGCAAGCCTTTCTTTGGCATCGGCTATGGCTTGCACTCTCTCTGCAAGTGTGCTTGCTTGCGATATTGCTTCCGTCACACTTTCCTTGAAAAGATCCATTGCGGACTTTGCGCCCGTGATCTCATCATATTGCATATTCAGGGAAATAAGGTGGTTTCCCTCGCCCTCTGTCAGTGTTCCGGCTTCTTTCTTCTGGTTCATTTCTGCTATCTGGTTTTCCAGATATTGTTTGAATGAAGCACCGCCTTTCAGTAAGTTTGCGAACTGTGTGTTCGCCACATCTTCGCCCAGATTACGCACCCAGCGGAAATACAACTCATACTGCTGTTTTTTGTAGGCTATTTCACCATCAAACAACTTGTTTTGCTCTCTCTGATAACTGGTATTCTCAATGCTTCTTCTCTCATCGAATCCCTCTTGCTCCGTTGCAGTCAATCCACCCATTCCGGCTGCTTTACGTGCTTTCTCCAGTTCTCTTTCCTCTCTGTCTATGCGATCCAGATTCTCTTTGTGCTGTAAGTCCAGAATGGCTTTACGCTTCTCATACCCATCTTCCATGATAGAGATACGTGCCTCTTCCAGTTTCCGATCCGCTTCCAGTTGCTTGTCTTTTAACGGATCTGCCTTGTCAGCCTGTCTGGTAGTTGTCTTTGGTAGTCTTGATTCCAGCCCACTTATGGTTTTCGTCAGTTCCTTATATTTGGCACTATTGATAACCACATTTGAACGCTCTTCTTTAAGCTGCTTGATACGCTCATTTATGCCGGATTCAGTGTTAAGGTTGTCTGTCTTTGTGTCCCTTGCTCCCGTCAGTTCATCCATTAGCTTTTTGAGGCTCTGTAGTTCTGTTGTGTCAGCCTCAACCTTTACTTTCTTGGCATTGAGCGTGTCTATTTGGGTTTGAGTTTCCTGTATCTTCTTATCAAGCTCTTCAAAAGACATACTTACATAGTCCACACTGTCTGTTACTGGCGTGGCATCCTTTGGGGCAAAATAGGCACTAAGGCTATTATCAACTTGGTTAATAGCCTCGTTCATTTCCTTAGCCTTGTTTATCTGTGAGGTCAAGTAGGATTCTACTATACCCTTGAATCCGGCTATCTCTGCATCGGTGGCTTTGGTAGCTGCCTTTGTAGAGTTCAGGATGCTTGCTACAACCTCATTATATTGCTTAGTGAACGCATCCCCGGACATGGAAGCAAGCAACTTGGCATTATCCTCAATCTGGCTTCTTATGGCTTCCTGTACAGCACCTCCCATGTTCCGTATGTTTTCAGATGCTTCATATATCGGTACTTCGTATGTATCACCTCCAGTTGAGCGGTTTGTTACTGTCCGTTTCTTTCCTGTGTCATAGCTCGCATTTCCCAATCTCTTTATGAAGTTGTCATAATTTTCATCTGACTTCTCCAGATATTCCTGTAGTTCCTGCTCGACATACTTAGCCTTGATCTTTTCGGCTGTAGTCTGCTGGATTGCGGCTGTCAGTTCGGCATACTTCAATTTCTGTTGGTCTATGGTGGCATTCTCATCAAGCAAAGTCTTGTTGTATTCCTTGCATATAGCATTGATTTTACGAATGGCATCACCATGCGTTTTTGTACCTTTCTCTGTGTTGCGGAGAATGGCAAACAGCAAATCCAGATTATCAATCTGCTTTTTGGTGGTGTCCTGAAATTCTCCCATTGCATCGGTGGCTTCCTCTTCGGAGCTTTTGAACAATGTGAGCGCACTAACCAGCATTCCAACCAATGAAACGACCCATGTAATAGGATTTGCTTTCATTGACAGCCACAATGCCTTAAATGAGGCTGTAAGTTTGTTAGTCGCTAATGTTAGAACATTGGTAGTGGTAGCTTGTGCTGTTTTTGCTGCTGTGTCTATGGATGAGGCTAACCTTGATTGCTGGATTGCTGCCGCTTCCAACTGCTTCTTTTTAGCGTTGAAGTCAGCAACTGCTGCCATACGTTCTTGGGCTAAAGTAAGTTGTTTTGTTTGGGCTGTTTCTAATCTTTTTTCTGCTGAAGCTATCTTTGAGGCTTTCCCCGATTCTCTGGCGGCAAGCAAAGTAGCCCGTGCCGCTTCTGTAGCTTGCATCGCTGATATAGAGTTTTTCTTGGCAGATTCAGCCCGACTTGCAGCCAATTTTACTTCTTCCCGCAAAGTTTCTACAGAAGCGACTATATTACTCCTTTTTGCTGCCACTTCTTGCTCCAGAGCCGCACGATATACAGCACTCTTAGCCGATAGATCGGTTTTGCTAAGTGCTTCCCTTTGCTCAACAGTCAATACAGAAGTAGCTACCGCCTCATAATTGGCAGAAGAGGCGGTAAGGTTAAGGTTGGATAAGTATTCCTGCTGTTGTGCTGTCAAAAGTTGCTGTATGGTGGCAATACGGAGTTTCTTTACCAGATTGGCTTGCTCTTCCGCTGTAAGCTCCTTTTGCAATGCGGCTACATGGGCTTGTTGTACGGCTGTCATAGCCTTTGTTTGTGCCGCTGTCTGCCCTGTAATGGTGGCTTCTGCTTTCAGTAAGGCTATCTTTGCCTGTTTAACCGTGTTGTCTATCAAAGCAACCCCGGTATATCCCTTTGTGGCAAGTGTATTCAGCATTATTGCCGCCTTGTAGCTTCCATAAGCAATAGTAACAGCCTGTACAATACGGATAATCTCATCCATATTCTCTACAAGGTCTATAGCACCCTGAATAGCTCCAGCGAACAAATCTTCATTATCCTTGCCGATCTTGTTAAGCGCACTATCCCAAGCATCGCCCAAGTTTGAAAGCATACCAGTAAGCGATTTGCTTTGCTCTTGCATGAGGTTGAAATATATTCCTCCCTCACTGGTCATGTTCTTAAATGCTTTCTCTACTTCCGGGAAGCCAACTTTTCCCTCTGTAACCAGCTTGTTAAGTTCTTGCCTATCTACGTTAAGCACCTTTCCCAACTCTTCATAGATAGGAATACCACGCCCGGCAAACTGGCGAATATCCACCGTGTATGCCCTGCCTTGCGACCTCAATGTTCCATAGAGGTAGATAAGATCTCCAAGTGGCGCACTCACACCAGAAGCCACATTACCAAGCATCACGATCTCATCTACCACGCTTCCCACATTTGATCCGAAAGCAAGCATCTGTTTTGCTCCTTGCGCTATGCTGGTAAGGTCAAACGGAGTTTTAGCGGCTGTATCTACCAGTTGCGACATAAGCACCTGTGATTTTTCGGTGCTTCTCAACATGGTATTGAAAGCCAGTTCAAGTTGCTGGAACTGTCCACGCACTTGCACAATGCTTTGAACAAGGCTCATCATTCCTTGCCCAACAAGGTAGGAAACGATATACCTTGCCCCGTTTTGTGCAAAGGTCAGAAATGATTGCTCCATGCGATCTGCTTCTACTATAGCATTGTTAGAAGCGTTTTTTATATACCGATTCATTGCCTCACTTGATACCTTAAAATCATCTATATCAAGAGTGGCTTTGAACGCTAATGCTCCACCTATATTTTCCATACATTTACTTCATTAAATTACGATACTTGATTAACTCGTTGAGGGATTTGCCTATATGGGCAAGAAAACCTATAAGTTGCTCATTCTTTCCATCTTTATTGTCTTTAACTAACCCATCAACAATAAGTGCTAAAGTGTCAAGTTGCAGTTCCGGGCAATCACTGTGATATAGATCATTTCCCGCTGCCTTAACAATGACTTCTTTATAATGCTCTATCTCTTTACAATTAATACTCATAATGTTCTGCTATTTATGCTCCTTATGCTGGAACTGGTTATAAATCACTTTCTATGTGTCTTTTGCCATAAAGAAACAAACACTTCCTTTTCCTCATCAGAAAGAACCGATATATCCGGTGATGTATAATTAACTTGGTTAATATTATTGGTTATTTGTATGTGTTGAGGCTCTTTCCCAAATATAAGATTCATGGAATATCTGAATAAGTCAGTCCGTCCACGCTTTACATCGGCAAACAATCCTTTGATGAAAGCCTCAACCCATATAGGCAACTCTATTTCAGACTTTGCCGATTTGGAAAGTAGCTGTTGCAATTCTCCAACGCTCATTTCAAGCAAGCACCGGATTACATATACAAAGTCCTCTTTGCTCAATTCACATCCAGAATCCAACGCTTTCTTATACATAGATGGTTTTCTGCCTCGTTTTTGGGGCTGTTTTTCAGCCGAAAAGCGATTCTGTAAGCCCACCTTATTGCCTCTTTGAAAGCCTTTTACACCTTTTCCCATATCACTTAATGCCGTTTTTATGCCGTTTTATGAAATTACAGAGAGCCTAAGCCCTCTGTAATCATTCTCAATAATGCTGCTACTGGATATACTCAAAGTTTTCTCCATTCAACACTAATTTACCCTCATAGTTGATCTTTGCCAGTGAAAATCTCCCCGGAACTGCTACTGCTTGTAAGTAATCCGGATCAATCCCACTATGCCTTTGAAACTCTGACACTTCTATCTTGGCAGCGTTCTTCACAGCCTCATCAAATTGGCGCATTGCTTCTACCAGTTGAAGCCAATTCTTATAAACGGCTTCTCTTCCCGGAGTATCAATATAGACGCAACAACGGGATTCAATTTCCTTGATATGATCTGGAGAAAGGATAATTTTACCATCTTTCAAATCAAAGAAAGATCGATTAATGATGTACTCTCCTTTATTCAGCACGCCCCCAATTCTTGCAGCCTTTTCCTCTATGAGTTCTTTGTAATCAGCCTCATTTTCTTTGTCGAACATTTCCTGAAAGGTTTTCTGCATAACTTTAGGCATATCCCCGAAATTGTCAGATACATTCTTTGAGGCAATTAACGCCCTCAAATCTTCTCCTTTAATGAGGCGTTTTATCAGAGTTATGGTTGGCTCAACATTCAGCTTTTTAAGCCCGTCTGCCAATTCTTGCATCATCTTTGCAAGCCATTGGTAACGCTTTATTGTGCCGTCATACTCAACAGGATCTTTATAGACCAGTATTCTTTCTTCCATAAGCATAAATTATTTGGCACTTAGTTTTTCTACAAGTTCTTCTGCATACTCATCATCCGCATCATCTTCTGGCAGCTTTTTAGCTTCCTCCAGTTGCTTTTTGAGTTCCTCTATCTCTTTATCCTTTGCGGCTATAACATTCTGCATATCCGCTTCCAACTTTTTCAGTCTTTCTTCTGCGTCCATAATTTTTGTTTTTAAAGTGTTGTTGTAAATTCTCCCTCTCTATTGTCTGATCCAGCCATTTCAAAACTTAGTTTAGGAGTTTTGTTTTTATTATTCCATTCGCTGTGTTCCCATTTCCGTATTGCTGCTTTCCAATCTTTCATTTTATTTCTACCAACCATCCAGCCATTTGATTCATAGTAATCATAAAAAGATTGAGCATTTACAGAATATGAGTTCTCAGAAATGTATTTTTCTATTTCATCTATACTTGGTTTAGTGAAACGCTTCGTTTCACTCTTTGTATGTGCTTTTATTTCTACATTAACATTACAATTATCATTATTATTTACATTGTCATTTACATTATTATTAGGGGTTGATTTTTCAACGGCTAAGGGGTTTACTTGGGGTTGTTTTGGGGTTGTTTTGCCCTTGTATGCGTTTTTATTTCCTTTGGGCGCACCACCTTTCACACCAAACTCTGCACCTTTGCATCCATTGTAGAACCGTTTCCAGTTTGCATCAAGTTGCGGTTTTATAAGCACCCAGACAACTTTTGCAACTCCAGATAGTTCAGGCTCAATTCTATCTAAAGCATAATTGGCTATGGCTTTGTATATGACTAATTGATCCTCTTTACTACAGCCGTCTATTGCTTCTTGGAAGCTCCTGTAGAATATGAATGAATCCCTAATGCCCTTATCTCCTGTAGCTGTTTCCATTGAAATACAACTTATCAAACATTTCTTCAATTCTATCAGCGATACGGATGCCGTAACGCTCCTTAATTTCCTTGTCATTGAGATTTGATGTGGCAATGGTAAATAATTGCTTATCGTACCGATTGTATAGAGTTTCCGTTAATGGAGATATTTCATTTCCCCAACTTTTAATAGTTGGTGGCTCTGTCCCTAAATCATCTATAATCAACTTTGAGCATTCTTTTATCTTGCAGAACTGTTGATTTTCATCTATTGCTATTTTAGCAAGCTCAAGTGCTGTAATAATCGTAGGCGCATTTTCTTTTGCGTCAAATCTATTGTTAGGATATAACATCTCTATTAGTTTGCATATAGCACGAGATAAGGTAGATTTGCCATTTCCAACTCCACCATAAAGCAATAATCCAACCTTGCAATCACAGCAAAGCCATTTTGCAGTCTTGTTCAAAAGTGATTTGATCTGCTCATCTTCCCTAAATTGCTTTCTTCTAATTTCAACCTCTTTCTGATAGCAAATCTTCAAAAACTCTCTGATTGTTGCCTCATCATAATCTGTAATCTTAAATCTATTGAATGTACTATATTGGGAATTTATAGCATTCATAAAGCCATTGATACACTTTTGATCCATATCAATATCTTGTTAAGTTGATAGCCATTTGCCTAATTTTGTAGATTTCTGCGCTTAGTTCACCTTTTACCATCGCATTATACAAGGCTCTCTGTTGGTGCTTATATCCTCTTGCTATGAATATCTCCATCAGATTGTAATCCGCTGAGAACACAAAGAGGATAGCGTCCTGTGTGCCTTTTACATCACCAAAACCAAACAGCGGTTTATTAATGTTCGGAATAAATACGCTGCTTATGTTTTTAGTGCTTGTAATGGCTCTCTCTGCCTTTTGTCTGGCTCTGTTTGAGAATGAATCCGGGATTCCATTGTAGTAGCAATAGAAACGCTTCACCTTGCTTCTTGCCGCCATTTCTTCAAACTTTGGATATTCACCAGTTGAGGCGATGCAGTCAAATCGGGGTGTCTTGTTCTGGGCGTATTCCTGTAAGCGCACCAGCCTATAGTAATCCGTCAGTATCATTGTGCGCCTCCTTTCTGCTTTCCTGTCACTACGTATGCAATCGCATTGCGTTCTGTTTCCTGTTGTGTAGGAACTCTATTTTGCTTCATCCATGCCTCTAATTCTGCACGGTCAAAGTAAACAATTCTACCCTTTTTATAGTAAGGTATCTGACGTTTACAAGTCATACTGTACAAAGTTGCTTTTCTCAACCCCGTTAATAAAGAGGCATCTTCCATTGTCAGCACATTTTTTGCACCTAATAAGGAATAAGCCAGAATCTTATCTAATTTCTCTTCCATTGTCGATCATTTTGTGACTTTGGAACTATGTACACTTGCCCCGCTGTCTGTTTAACATGGTGCAAATCTATCGTGTTATTATAAGAAGAAAGGGTTACAGTAACCAACCGTAACCCTTTCTGTTATGTAATGTTATCTAATCTATAAATCTACGCTCGTAAAATCTCCTTTAATTCATCTATTTCATCTGGTTTATCTTTCCAATTATTCCTTATTTTAGAGAGGAAAGATTTCATAGAATCTGTATTTGGTGTTCTTCCCTTTACTCTAAAAACTTTTTGTGTTATCTCCCAAAAATAACGATCTGTGTCACCAAATAAGGCATCTATGAGATACGCTAATTCTTGTTGCTTCCTCATCCAATTTATAGGTGTGAACGTTTCTACATTACCTTTTCCACAAATGTACAACCATGTAGATACATCAGTGTTCGCATCAATGTACTTGTTATCTTTTAACTTGCTAAATACAGATGTTAAGTACCCCTCATCACTACCTGTGTGAAACGTATTATTCTCAACAGATTTATAGACATTCCTTTGGTCTGTATCAGATTTTGAATGACTTGGCAAAGTATAGATATAATGTTGTGCCAATTCATAGCTACCAATGTAATAAGCAACATCAGTTATACTTCTGCACTTTGGCTTTATATATATACCACTCTTCTTTTGCAGTTCCAGCAAATCAATACCATAAGTAAGCAATAAGGCATCCAGTCTATCGGAAAATGACTTAGCACTTCTAAACCATCGCATAAAGCAATATTCTACAGTGCCTTTTTCATGCTCTTGCCAACATAAATCTATTAAGCGATCTTGTATGTGCTTGATTCTATCAATATCTTTTTGATAATATGCGCACGCTTCTGATTCATTTGAGGCATTACATTCATTGATCTCTTTCTCCAACCGTTCAAGATTGGCTATCGGATAACAAAAGTTGATTGTGCTTTCAAATGGACAAAGCAAAGAGAATAAATAGCGTTCTCTATCAGCTTCACTTTTGCACTCATTCAGATTGGCTTCTATTTCCTCAATAATTCTGGAGATACGCCCACCATCTATGACACTAAAATCAAAAGATTCAGTTTCCCGTATGATCTGATCGGGCAATACCACATTATAAAAATGCTCCCATTTCTTATGTTCTCTTTCTTCCTCTGGAGAAAGTTGTGCCAACTCGTTTTCTTCTTCTGGCGTGTTCTGTGGCAAATATCCTAAATCATATTTGCGCTTTATCACCTCTACACATTTATAGGCAGTGCCGCCACGTTCAAAAGCCTTAAAGTATTCTCGTTCTATAGTCTTGTTCATTGTTACCCGCTTTCTTAAACATTCTATTTCAAACCCGTTTCAAAAACCTTTTCCCAGTCGGTGTTGTCACCATAGGGATTTGGAGATTTACCGGGTAAATAATCATTGATAAACTCTTCTTTCCACTTATTGTAGGCTTCTGTAAGGCTTTTGTTTGTGTCAGCCTTGCCAAGATACCCCAAGTGGAAGATACGCTCATATTCCCAAAAAGAAGCGGCTAAGGGGTGGAATGTGTCTTTTGTGTATGGATTCATTTGTTCGCCCTTATACCACCTGTAATTTGTATAATCTTCTGGTATGCCAGAAAAGCAATTATTTAATCCCATAGGATATGTTCCTTTTCATCTGGTTCTACATCTGTTGTATTGCATTGAGGGCATTTGATAATATCTTTATCTTCTTTAGGATCAATCTCTATTCCTTGCAGTCCTATTCCCTCATATTGTAGCCATTCATAGCCACACACCTTGCATTTCATTTTCTTAGCTTTGCCCATAGATCCATTATTTGAAGATTTCATTTACAAGGTTCACCGCCTCATCTTTTTTCTTATCAACTATCTTAGCATATATTTGGGTAGTTTTTACTTGTGTATGCCCTAATAGTTTGCTCGTAGTGTAAAGATCAGCCCCCAATGTAAGCATCATTGTGGCGAATGTATGCCGGGCGGTGTGAAATGTCACCGTCTTTGTTATTCCACAATTTTGCGCCCATGTTTTCAGCACTACATTTATGTAAGTAGGGTAAGGAAGATGAAAAACTTTATCCGTATCTTTTGCCTCTCCCCGTTCAGGCATCCACTTCAAAGCCTCATCGGACAAAGGCAAATAGAGTGTTTTTTGTGTTTTCTTCATCACTATTCTTGCCCTGTATTGTGTGCCATCTAAAATAATATCTCCCCAAGTCAAAGCCTGAATGTCGCCCAATCTTAACCCACAAAAGCAACTGAATAAATACGCTTGTTTGGTCGGTTCATTGATACATTTTTCTGCTATCAACTTTTTTACCTCCTCAACAGTCAGGTATTCCCGTGTGCTTTCTGGTATTTTGATTCGATCATCTGAATTTATTTTTGAAATTGGATTATAAGGAATGATCTCTTCCTTTACAGCAAGATTTAGGGCACAATTCAAGCACCTAAAATAACCTGCGGTTGTAACTTTAGCCATCGGTTTTCCATCTTTCCGTTTGGCATTATTCAGATAGTCTATAAAGCCGATGCAATAAGCCTTATCCACTTCTTTCATCGTAATATCTTCACCTTTATATTTAATGAGGTGCTTTATAGCCTTATCTATCTGGATATGAAAAGCGGCACTTTGCCCAGTCTTTAGCTTGTGCTCGCTGTAGTACCTCATCCAGTCCATTAGAAGCATCTTTGATCTGGTGGAATTTTTGCTAATTCCAGCTTCTCCATTGGTAAGTTCGATGATCTTTTGCGCTTTGATAGAGTTTGCAGCCTGTAGAGTATTAGCATTCCTCATCTTGGCTTCCTCATTTGTTTCCGGTATAAGGTAGAGTTTCAGAAACTCATAAGATCGTTTCCCATCCCTATAAGTGTCCAGATACAAACTTTTATTCCCGTTCGCAAGTTCCTTGAATCGTAATCTGATCGGCTCTTTAGCCTTGACAGCTTTCTTTTTCTTTGCCATAATGCTACTATTGAATGTTACCACTACAAAGGTAGGCATTTTTTGTTACCCAGCAAATACAAGTAACAAATAAGCAACAAAAATACACCAAATATCATCAAAACAAATACAAAAACAGATTCTTCAAAAGTGGCTTACACTGTCGTAAATAGCTGGTTGTAATTGCATTTGTTTATTGTTTGTTTTGATTTTGTTTTATTACTGTAGGTTATTGGCGATACCTAGTTGCGATGAATAGCAGAACAAGTCCTATGCCTTTCTTTTTTGTTTAATCTAATACTGACTTCGGGGGCTTATCGGTCTGATATTATAACGGTATCTTTTTATAAGAAATGTCTAACTTAAAAAATCGTATTATAATGAGAATGAGAGTATCTTATTTGTTTTCAGTTTTTATGTTCTTACTGATAGGTTTATATTCATGTAAGGACGATAATGAGAATCCTTCTCCTAATCCATCATTCAAAATTACGATTGATGAAGGAGATACTCATCCTGTTATATCACAACAGGGAGGTACAATCAATATTCCATTTACCGCAACAGGAGAATGGAATGCTACAATGATAAACGACCGAGCTGAAAGCTGGATAACAATTAATCCTTCTTCTGGGAAGAGTGGTGATATTGAATTGTCTGTTACAGCAACAGCCAATGAAACTTATGATGAGCGTAATGCTACAATTGTCTTGCAATGTGGAGATGATAAGAAAGAGATAGTTGTAACACAGAAGCAGAAAGACGCTTTAACCGTAACATCCTCCAAATATGAAGTTCCCAGTGGTGGAGGAAATATCAGCGTGGAGGTCAAAGCTAATATTGAATATGAGATAGAAGTTAAAGCTGATTGGATAAAACAGGTAGAAAATCAGGATACACGAGCCTTGACAAGTAGCTTATTGAACTTTAAAGTAGATTTTAATGATACCGAATCCAAACGGGAAGGAGAAATTATCATTAAAAGCGGTAACTTGTCGGAAACAGTTAAGGTCTATCAGGAATATGGAGATTTTATAACCTTGACACAAAAGGACTTCACTCTCCCTGAAGAAGGAGGTACAGTTGATATAGAAATAAATAGTACGGTTGGTTACGATGTGAAAATGCCTTCCGGTGCAAACTGGATTACAGAAATTCAAAGTAGGGCTGTATCTACCCATACAAGACATTATCAAGTTGAACCAAATGAAAACTACGATTCACGAGAAGCGAAGATCATATTCTACAATACGGAAGATGAAACCATTGCAGATACAGTTTCAATCTATCAGATGTATAAGGGGGCTATTCTAGTTGCAAGAAATGAGTATCAGGTAAAATCAGAAGGAGAAGTTTTAAGTTTTAGTGTCAATTCTAATGTAAAATTCAATGTTTCCGTGTCTGACAGTTGGATTAAGCCAATAGAAACACGAGAATTGGTTGAAAAGCAATTAAACTTTTCTATAGTAGAAAATTTAATGGAAGAAGATAGAATAGGTTTTATTGTTCTTTCAAGTGAGAAAATAAAACAAGAAATTAAAATTTCTCAATATGGTAAAGGACTTAAAAATCCAGATGGAAATATTGATGATATGCCTAACATACCTTGGTAAAATAAATAACTATATGAAAAAGACTAAATATATAATTTTGTTACTTTCTGTTATATTTTCTATTGGATGCAGAGAGGAAGAGTTGTTTAAAACAACTCAAGGAGATATTGTGGTAACAGCAAATTTTGCTAATACTCGAACAACATTTGTAGAAGATGATGGTGTTGTACATGTTGAGTGGAATAAAAATGATGCTATTGGATTAATCTCGGAAAAGCAAAAGAATCTTGAGTATAAAGCATTAAACGAAGGGAACAGTTGTACATTTGAAGCTTGTGGAGAAAAAATACAGGCTAATGAAGGAGAAAGTGTTTATGCTTATTATCCTTATCAATATTCTCTTTCTGATGGCAAAATTCAATTACCTAGTTCAACTTTTCAAGACTATAAAGAAAAGGCATCAGGAAACGATTTCTTATATGCTTCAAGTCAAATTAGCAACGGAAAGATTTCATTACAATTTAAGCATTGTTTTGCTTTTCTTAAAATAACAATTCCTTTAGAACAAATTAGCGAAGAAATAGATAAATGGAATCTAACAATTACATCAAATGAAAATATCAGTTGTAGCTCTGGTTTCTTTAATTTTAAAACAGAAGCGATAGATAATGCTTCATACGAAAAAAATATATATTATAATAATTTGCCAACTCAAAAAGAACTTGGAAATGCAGAAAAAATAACTTGCTATATTGCAATATTACCCCAAACTGAAAATGCAATAATAAAAATTTTTTATGCTCCAGATATTCCTGGAGAGCATACTCTCAATTTATTACTACAAAAACATGCCCCTAAGGGTGGATTCAAACCTGGTAATGTATATTCTTTGTATTTGGACGGTGCAGAAGAGGAAATGGAAAAAGATGCTTTAATAGCATTATATAATGCAACCAATGGAAAAGCATGGAAAAATAATACAAACTGGTGTAGTGATAAACCAATAAGTGAGTGGTATGGTGTGAAAGCAAAAGGAGAAGTGTATGAAATAGACCTATCAGCAAATAATTTATCAGGCATAATACCTGATGAAATAGGGAATTTAAAAGGGCTTTCTCAACTTCGACTATGGGGAAACAATCTTTCAGGAGAAATTCCAATTTCAATAGAAAATACTAATCTTGAGCATTTGGATTTAAGGCATAATCAACTATCTGGGAATATACCCGATGCTATCGGAAATTTGACCAATCTTACTTATATTGGTCTGACTGAAAATCTTTTTAAAGGAGAGATTCCGTCATTCATAGGTAATTTAAGCAAGCTGAGAACTTTAGATTTGGGGGATAATGAGTTCTCCGGATCGCTGCCAGTGGAAATAGCAAATACATCATTGGAAGAACTGAATGTTGCTCATAATCAATTCTCTGGAGAAATACCTACTGATATATGGTCTTCTGTCAAGAGCCTGAGAAAAGTAAATATGTCCCAAAACCGATTTTCGGGAGAAATTCCGATTGAAATATCTAATGCAGGCAATCTTGAGTCTCTCAATTTGTGCGCAAATAATATTGAAGGCTCTTTGCAGAATATAACAACGCTTAAAAATATAAAGGAGTTGGATTTAAGCCTGAATAAACTGTCAGGTGAAATTCCCGTTGATATTAAGAATTTATCTAAACTTGAAATATTGAATATAGCAGGAAATGGGTTGGTTGGTAGTATCCCTGACGAGCTTGGTTCTTTGTCTAATCTGAAAGAGTTTTCTTGTGGTAATAACTTACTTACGGGTGATATTCCAACCTCAATATGTAATTTGTCAAGCCTTGAAATATTCAGCATTGGGAATGCTGAAGCGATGGGAATAGGTAATACGGTTTATCCGCAAGAGAACAGAAATAATATAGTTGGTACTATACCTGAGAATGTAGGGATGTTAAGCAATCTAAAACGCTTTGACATTTCCTACAATAACATAGGAGGAAATATACCGGAAGGATTCGCCTATTTGCCTAACTTGACAAATTTGCAACTTGCCTTTAATAGACTTGAGGGCCAAATTCCTCCTGCTTTGTACCAATCTCCTAAGTGGATGAGTTGGGAACCAGGAACTTGGATACTATTTCAACAAATAGGTTATATACTTTATACAGAATTGTATACATCTACAGATTACTCAAAGGACGGTGAAGTAAAGGTATTACAGACTCATAGTAAAGGTAATGGTATCAAATTGGTTTTAATGGGAGATGCCTTTGTTGATAAAGATATGGAAAATGAAGGGAAATATGAGGAGATTATGAGAAAAACAATGGAATCTTATTTCTTGCTTGAACCATTTAAATCTTTACGAGATTATTATGATGTCATTATGGTAAAAGCCGTGTCAAAAAACAATGTAATGGGAAAAGAAACAGTTTTTGAAACTATCCCATTAGGTGCAGGTGTAGGAGGGAATGATGACAAAGTTTTAGAGTATGCCCAAAAGGCACTTGGAGTAAATGCCTCTGATAATATACAGACCATTATTGTAATTAACTTAAGTTTCGCAAGTAAAGTGTAGCTCCTCAGGCGGCTGGTGTCAGCCTGTCGAAAGCCTGCTTTACTGCT